GTCCGTCCAAAGCCTAAACCGTCCGGAGCATGGAAGAATGCGTCCTTGCGCATAAGGTCCCATTCAAGACCGTTTGCGTTCACAAGTTTAAATTCACGCATCAATAAACCCTCCCAAGCTCTCTGTCTATCTGGCGGGCAAGATCTCTCGAAGCCGCCGCTCCGGAAGCGTGAGTATATCCGCTGCCGAAGTTGTTGTGATTTGTCACGTTGATGTTAAGCGGTGTAACGGTCGCAACGCCGCCCGAAACGGTAAGCAGTTCCGCGCCTGCTTCGCCCACTATCGCCGAACCGCTTGCAAGGCTTCCACCGTTTGCGAACATAGGAAGATTAAAGTCCCCGAATGTCGGAATTTTAAGCCCTGTGAATTTATTGATTTTTTCGATAAGCCTGTTCGCTCCGTCTATGGCTCCGTTTATCAAATCGATTATCGTATTGATAGGCGTTTTTGCTATTTCCAGCAAATTATTAAAAATCGATTCTCCGATTTTAAGAATTCCGTTCCAGGCTCTCTCCCAGTCGCCGGAAAAAACGCCCTGGATAAAATCGATAAGACCGGAAAGCGTTCCGGAAAACAAATCCCAAACCTGGCCAAGCAGATTTACGATTAAATTCATCAAAGTGCCAAGCGTGGGCCCAAGCATTACAGTAAAGTCGATTTCTCTGATTTTGTTCATAAAGTCATCGACTTTTTGTAATCCTGCCTGGATTTCTTCGCCCCATATCGCAAGAGCAGCGATAGCCGCGATGATTACTGCGCCTACTGCAAGTCCTCCGGCCGTCAAGCCTCCAAATATTGCGGGAAGACCACCAAGAAAACCGCTTATGGTTGAAATCATACTTAACGCCGGCGAAAGCACGGCAGAAAGTCCGATGATCGCAAGTATCGCTGTTTGAGTTCCTTCGTCCAGTCCTGTGAACCATTCCACAAGACCGGTCAAAAGTTCCGTAAGCATTGAAAGAAGCGGAGCCAGCACAACACCCAGTTCTGCAAGGGATTCTTGCAGTTCATAGTTTGCTTCCCTGTTTTCTACAAGAGCCTCGTTCTGCTCCTGCCATTTTTCGTGGGTTTTTCCAAGCCCCTCGTTGGCAAGAATATTAAGGGCATAGTTTAGACGGTGCTGTTCATCGGTGCAGTTTGCAAATATTCCGTTAACGTCTTCAAGGTTGTATCCCAGTCTTTCAAGAAGCTCCGCATACTGTCCGGTGGCTTCGCCGGTCGCTACTGTTTCCTGCAACGAATCGGCAAGGGATTCGATTTTCAGCGTATCCGGAAAACGAATAGCCGCTCCGGAAAGAACGTCAACCGCTTTGGCAAGATTATTTTCCTTTACGCCGGCTTGCAAAAGGTTGGAAACCGCTTCAACGGAACTGTCAAGCTCTCCGCTGTGAGCGAAGAACGCCTGCATAGCGCTGTCGGCATATTCCCACGCCACACCGTTCTCTTCGGCGTTAAGCCGCAGTTTGGAAAGGTCAGATTCCATATCCTGCGTACCGGGAACAGTCGCGAACATCGCCGCGCCCAATGCTCCCGCGCCCGCAGAAACCCCCTGCGTTGCCTTTGCCGCTTTATCGGCTCTACTTTTGATGCTGTCAAAAACTCCCTTTGCGGCGGCTTCAAGCTTCTGTAACTTGCCTTTTGCTCCGCTTGCGGCAGCACCGATACCGTCAACAGCCGCTTCGGCTTTTCCTGCACCGGTGCGAATAGTGTTATTCGTTTCGGTAGCCTGGGATTTCAGCTTGCCAAGCTTGATTTCGGTATCGATAATTTCTCGTTTAAGGGCGTTGTACTGTTCCTCACTCAATTTGCCGTCCTTAAAGGCTTTCTGTGCCCTCTTTTCGGCATCTCTCAAAGCTTCCAGTTTTTTTGTAGTCTGCTCAATGGATTTGGTTAAAAGCTTCTGCTTCTGGGTAAGAAGCTCCACATTTTTTGGGTCCAGTTTCAGCAGCCTTTCAACGTCCTTCAGCTCTTTGCTGGTTTTGTTAATTTCTTTGTTCGCGCTCGAAAGCGCTTTTTCAAGACCGCTGACATCACCGCCGATGGCGACGGTGATGCCTTTAATTCTGTCAGCTATTCAGATCACCCCTTTCCAAAGAACCTTTCGATATCTTCCTGCGTTGCTTTGACAGGGTATGTTTCTCGGTCGTTAGCTTTTTCGGTGCACATATCATAGACCATTCCCATGGTCATGTTATCAAGGGCAACGTCCGAAAGTCCAAGTTCCGCGCACCGCAACATGAACATAGCTCCATTCGGTTCCCTTACCGTTGCCCTTATCCTTTTTTTGGCACAGAAGTCGTCTGCTGATTAATGCGCCAAAGCTCAAAAATCTGCGGAAGAACCTCGTAGATGGAAAAGGGGCCGTCAATGGTATCAAGCCAGTCATCGGGGTTATCCGGAATTTCCGGATTTCCCTGCCTTGCCATGACCCACGCGACGTCTTCAAAAATCGTAAGATCCAAAGCCGTCCACTCTCTGTCCTGCTTTTCCTCTTCGCTCACGTCATCGTTAACTATTTTCTTCCACTTCTTCTGAAGCTTGGAAAGGTCGGAAACAAGGTCGCGCCCAAAGTAATAGCGATAAAGACGCGGCAGAAGAGCCGAAGCCCGGAGGACAAAATCCGTACCGCCGATGTTGATGGTTTTAGAAGCACTCATCAGGTTGCACTTCCTTCATAGACGGCAGAGAACCATGCTTTTCTTACTGCTTCCGCAGTGTCCGCGGTAGTTCTTGCCATAACTTTTCCGCTGGTAAGAGGAACCGCCGCGATAGTGGATTTCTGTGTGTGCGGTTCTTTTGTTTCGGTGTTGGTGGTGCTGCCGATGCCGGGTCTTGTGCCGGTGCAGTTGTAAAGGCAATAAAGACTTTCGGTCGCATCACCGTCGATTTGATAGAGCAAAGCAAAAGACTTCGGCTCAACGTTTGCATCCTCAACAAGAACTTTCTCGGTGTTAAGGGTATAGCCCCAAACATCGGTAAGAACCTTGTCGGGATATTTTGCAACTTCAAGGTCGCCGGAATATCCGTTGTTTCTAACGCTCTGGTAATAGATGATGCCGTCCGCATAGAAAGGAGTAACCTCGCCTTCGGGGTCAAGCGCAAGGCTTACCGCGCCGGGGACGGCAATAGGTGTGCCATAAGTATTGTCACCGTTAAGGACAGCAACGTGCACGTTTTTAAGGTTGAACTGAACTTTGTTATCGTCAGCCATTTTTTTCAAGCCTCCAATTCATAGATAACTTGCTGGCAATGCTCATCATCAAGATATTCATCGCCGGTCATTTCAAAAAAGAACGAAGCAAGGGCATTTTCAACTGTTGCTTCGTTCTCCGGGTCTTTATAGAGTGAATAAAGCTCTATTTGCCAATGCAGAATTTTTTTATAAACTACTCCATCAGCACTAAAATTGTTGCTGTAAGGGGCAGTAAAGCAGATATAAGGAAGCGCCGGCGCTTCCTCTTCCGGCCACGAACCATATACAACCGGAAGTCCCGTTTTTTCAAGAATTTCTTTCATTTCAGAAATTTCCATCAGCTGTTGCTCCCCCTTATTAAAACTTTTACGCGCTTCAAAAGCTTCTTTTCCGCTTCCTGTTCGGCAGGACGGATATGCGGTTTCCCGCCTACCCGTCCGCCGTTTCTTTTAGCGTGGCCGTATTCAAGCAGATGCGCAAGGCGGTATTCGCCTTTTCCCGCAAAAATCACAATGCGTAAATCCGTCCTACTTTCGTGCACGGTCTTCATACTCCAGCTTTTTTTATAATCCCCGGTCAGCACCGGAGCTTTTTTCTTGATATCCTTAACGCAGTCCTTGCTCACGCTCCGGATTTCCGCTTTAAGCCCGTCCGTAACTTCCTGCCGGTATTCCGTCAGCTCGTTAATAATAGCGTCCGCAAGGCCGTCAACAGATGTCGTGCGGCTCATTTTGTACCCGCCTTCCGTTCAAGATAAAGTTCCATTTCTTCGTTCTTCGCAAGATAGGTGCGATAGACCCCGTATCTCTCTCCCTCAAGTTCAACGATTTCCTCGCCCTCGTAATCGTAACAAAAAACTGTAACTTTATACTCCGCACGGATACCGTGACTTCCGGCGGCAAGCCATTCGCTGGAATAAACGCTTTCAACCCTGCAATAAACTTCCCGAGAGATCTCTTCGGGCACCATAACGGCGTTTTCGTTTTTGCGATAGGTAACGTTGATAAGCTTACAGACGTTGGATTTATCCATCGTCCTCACCTCCGCAGCACATCACCCGGATTTTCTTATAATCCGAAGATGTAATCAGCTGGGCTTTCTGCTCATCATAAGAAGTTTTAAGCCGGTTATAATCTTCCGGCTGTCCAAAATTAAGCTTGCAGTAAGTCTTTACCGCTTGGAAAATAAGCGCGTTTTCAAAAAATGCAGTTTCAATTCCAACAAGATTCAAATCCAAAAGCGCCGCTTCAAAAAGTTCTTTGATTTCATCATCAAAAGCGGTTGTTTTGATGCGCATACTGCGTTTGATGCTTTCGAGGATCCTCGTAGCGTCGCCGTCACAGATAGTATCAAAATTATCCATTAAACTCCGCCTCCTGCTGCTCTAAAAACTGCTGAATAATGTCAGCTTTTAAAGATTTGGTTATGCTATAGCCCAGGTCGGCGGCAAGGGATTTGATTTCGCTGACTGTCATAGCATTCAAATCCTCTGCCGTATATTCCGCCCGGTCGCGCAGACTATAGCCGGTTACCCCGCGCTGTGGGTATATTTAACAAATGCGGTAGGATCTTCAAGACCGGCATCGAAGAGAGAGTAACCGGTAAAGATTCTGTTAAGGGTTTTGGGTTCAACCTGCGGCACGATTTCGATAGTATCAAAGTCGTTTGCAAGAAGTTTTTTAGAAACGCCAACGTAGATAACGTTGTTTGCAAGGGTTTCGTCCACTTTAACTGCGGCACCGTAAACACGGCCTGCTACAATGGGGTCGCTCATGGTGTTGGGCATAAAGAGCTTCTGGCTCATATCATTTTCAAGACCCGCGATAACGTTCCAGATAGTGTAGTTGTTGGCATAGACGTTTTTAAGACCGTCAGCCTTAATCTGGCCGAAGATTTTGCGGACTTCCGCATCGGAAAGGGTCCCGGTAAGTTTGTTGGCGGAAGCAATACCATAAGTGGTATTGTCAAGCTGTTCGATAATGCGGTTTTCTTTTGCTACGCGGATTCTGTCAGCAAGATGCTGGGTAAGCCAGGTTTCAAAAGCATCGATGCTCTGAATTTCCATTTTCTTGGAAAGAACAACGTGCTTTTTGATTTCAACGCCATCGAGGGAAAGAAGGTCGAAGGTGTCTTTTTCATCATCGTTTGCGGCGCCTTCGGCAACTGCTTTTGCGTCGCCCTGGTCAATGCTCTTGTGTCTGGGAACGCCAAAGCCTTTGGTAAACTGGGTCTGGGTGGCGTCTGCGTACATCGGAGCCTGGGAAATAACAAGCTCTACGATTTTGTTGGCGATTTCGGTAGGAACTACCGCGCCGGTGTTGGAAGTAAGGAAGGTAAATGCTGCACGTTCCTCAACGTCCATTTCACCAAGAAAGTGTCTGCCGCGTTCGTCAACGGCAATGTCTTTCAGCCATGCGGTGCGGTATTCAGGGGAACCGGCGGTGAATGTTTTTTTCGCGCCAACAGTTTCCTGGTTTCTCATTTCTTTAACAACAGTGCCGGCGGTTCCTGCGGCAATATCGCCTTTAAGTCTGTTTCTCTTTTCTGCGGCGGAAACAAGCTGTTTTTTCTCATCAAGGAGAGAACGGGTTTCCGCTTCAAGAGCATCGATGTCTGCGCCTTCGCCGTCAAGCTCAACAGCGATTGCGGCAAGTCTTGCTTCGATTTCTTCAAGTCTGTTCATTATGATTTTACCTCCATCATAAGTTTGATTTTACGGATTTTCTCCGCTCTGGCCTCCGCCGCTTTCACTTTTTCCGCCTCCGCGGAAAAATAGGAACGTGCAGAAATATCCGTGGCATCGTATGCCGGAATGTCAACGGCTGCGACGTCATAAAGCCGCTTGATTCCAAGAATACGACGGGTATGTGTATCACGATCATAGCTATCCTCCGATACCACGAACGCGAAGCTCATCTTGTCAATGTAGCCGCCTTTGATTTCCTCATAAAGCTTTCTGCCTTCTTCGGTACCTTTAAGGCGTGCTTTGATTTTAAGTCCACGGCTGTCCACTTCAAGAGAAAGCGTGCCGTTTTTGGTCCTTGCAACAGGCTTTCCGCCGTGGTTGTAATTCATAACAACGTCGGCCATTTCGGCGTTATCAAAAGCCTTGCGGTCGATTACCTCTTTGTAATCGATGCCGTCATAGGAATACATCACGGTTTCGGAATCGAACACCGCCGCATAACCTTCAACGGTCATTTCTTCTTCGCCGGTGCGCAGTTCAAAAGCTCTGTACTCCCTGTCTTTACTGATCATCGTCTTTCTTTCCTTCCTTTCCGTTTCCGGAATTGATAGTGTGGCTCTTTCCGTCCTTGTCGATAAAGTAATATTCGCCGCGGATGGTATAGGCCTGTCCTTCCCCATTCGGAAGCGGCGGCAGGTTCCATATCTCTCGGATTTCGTCCCGGTTCATAATTCCTCGGTCGCTCATCTGGGAAGAAACATTCAGCTTTTCCGCGTTGGTCATATATTGCAGACGGTTGGCTGTCACCATAATGTTTTCGTCTTTTGCTATTTGTGCTCCGGTAAAAACCATTCTTTTAAGAACGTCCGAAAACTGAATGGCAAAAGGTTCGATGCCGCCCTCATAGAATGCGGACCATTTATCGCCAAAAGCTTTGTTCTGCAAAATGTCCTCATTAACTCCAAGATAATTGAAGACATTCTCCTTGATGAAATTCATCTGCTCGGCATCGACAACAAACGGCGCGGATTTTATTTGGCTGATTTCGCCCCAGGTATTCGGGAATAAAAGAACGCCGCCGGCATCATTGCTCAAATTCTCTTTGGTAAAACGCTTCTGTTCTCTTGCAATATCTTCCGGCTTTGCAAAGTTCATCAGCTTCGCCATAAATCGGAAGGTGGCGGAACTTTTCACCGCTTCCGCAATGCCCTGATTCTGGATAGTTATAAGGTCCATTGTCGGAAGAATGGCATCGTTGTTTTCGCCGAAGAAATCGTTTTTATACTGGAACTTGGTCATTATTCCGCATTTGCGGAATTCAACTGCCGCGCGTTCTCCGCTGCTGAATGTGTAACGAAGCCACAGTTCGCCTTCGTATTCCACCAGCTCACACATCGAAGGCAGCACCGGGTAAACTCCCGTCGGCGTTCCGTACTGCCCTTCCACCGGCACGATGAACGCCGTATTCTGCACGTCAAGAATGGTGGAAAGACGGTAAAGAAACTGTCCCCATGTCTGGAATTCGTTCGGCGCTTTCGCAAGCTGCTTAGCTATATAACTTTCGCCCTGCACGTTAACGGAAAGCTTGCTGATGTGGGTCGCCCTTGCGTGAATGGCGCTGCGTACCAGCTCACTTTCATAAATTCCGCCCTGCCAGGTGGTAAACACCGGCGAATAAGCGGTAAAGGTTTTAAAAAAACCGTTTGCCTCTTTCAGCATTTTCGGTTTTCTAAAAATGCTTTCAAAAAGCCCCAATTTATCACCCCGCATTTTTTAATTGAATTCCGATTTCTTCGTAATATTTCTGACGAACGCACATTCCGTCAAGAACCGATGCCGTACCGTCGATATGATCATTCGCGCTCACTTTGATAAGTTTACATTTTTCCTGCTCGTTATCGATTTTAAGCGCGGCATTCAGCAGATGAACTTTAAGAAGGTCGTTATCGCCGATGTTGATTTTGCCATCTTTCATAGTACCTTCAAATTCCCGGATAACCGGGGTAAGGTTAAAGCCTTGGAAGACGTCGTCCATGTGGAAGCCGTACTGCTTCATATCCTGCACAAGGTACTGCGCACAGTACCGGTCGTATCCGATTTTAAGCGGATAGATTTCGTACTTTGTCAGAAGCTCAACAAACCAGTCCATGCAGTCGTGATAATCCACAAAGTTCTCGCCGCTGGGCTTCAAGATGCCGCGCTGGATATACGCCCCATACGGC